TTTGTAAAGCATTACTATCCAACTTTTTATCGAGTCCTTGTCACTCGCAAGTAACTCATCTATTTTGTCGGTAATTGACTGTAGCTGCTTTTGTTGTTGCTACATATTCTTAATAACTTTCTCCAAGGTTTCCTCCTGCTCTCGTATCTTATCAACATGATTGAATGTCTTATTCCTAAAATACTGAACAAGTTCATAACCCTATTTTAAAGCAGTCCCAAGCATAAATAGAAAAATGATAGTCGCTTCAAGAGTATAATGTTGAAAAAACTAGACCATATACTTCTCCTTAAAAGCCCAACGCTTGTTTGGACATCGTTTGTAATTGTTTGCGGTAAGTACCACACTGAGTTCCATAACGCGCTGCATCAATCAAGTGACAAAACGCGTCAATTGGTTTGTCGGTCCAGTTATCAAACTTATCTTTATCAAAAGCATAATTGGAAAATTCTATAATTGCGTTTTCACAAGAGGGATGAATCAAAATCTCATACTCTTGTAATTTACGGATACCCTACATAATAGAACCCTTACCCTTTTTGGCGGGCTTCACTCTCATGATTTCCAATTTACCTAATTCTGCTATTGAACGCGGTTCTGCACTATCCGCATATATTAAGCACTTTTGGTATCCTCGATACTTAATCCAGGCAGCCACGTCCTCAAGAGTCTGTTGTGATTTATAAAACTCATCACAAAAATATAATTTTTTATTTTCTTCATCTACCCGCATAATTGCGATGGCGGTCGGGTCTTGCCAACCAAAGTCCAATCCAATCCAAAGCGGAAGATTACCTAGTTCTTTTACATCGTACTGCTCTATCCGCCAGTTATCAAATACCAAACCTTCAGAAACGCCCCATTCGCCATTTCCTTCAATACGAAAACGGCGCGGATACTTCTATTTCATCTCCTAAAAGACTTTAATATCATCCTCGCCTAGCCATTCATTGCATTTGTATGTAGTTGTAAGTGCTAACTTATCTGGAGTATTTGGAGTATCAAAAAAGCGTTTTTTAATCCAAATTTTATCACTCCAAGGGTTAAATGTGAATATTATTTGTTTAAAATATCCAGGAGGCAGCTAGCCTCTTAACGATAAATCAATTTTGTTAAAGTCTTCCTCGGAAGTAATTTGGTAAGCCTCTTCAATCCAACAAAGATTAAGATAACCAACAGGAGCAGTAATAGAGGTGATAGATAAAGGATTATCACAACCCCTAAAATAAATCTTTTGACCAGTAGGCTAATAGGTAGCCTAAAGCGGAGACACCGTAAATTTCCACAAATGTCCCACTCCTAAGTTCTATGTAGCCCATTTAAGCTGTTTCCAAGTCGAGTCACGTTGCGTATTAAACACTTGCCGCACCACAAGACAATTTGACAGGGGGTACTGCATCATTAAAAATATAATCTTCATTGCGGCGGTCGTTGATTTCTTACTTCCACGAGACCCTTTCACCAAGAGGTAACGACCACGAAAGTTCCAGAACGCATTATAGCCTTTTCCAATCTTCTCACTAAGTCTTATTTCCATCTTCATCCTCCGGCAAATCATTAACTATTACAACTTGCTCGCGGACGTTAGCATCAATAGTAGACTTAGACTGTTGAACACCTAACTGCTTTTGTAATAAATCTAATGCTTTTAACTGCACCTGCGGAGTGTAGACCGTGTCGCCCTTCTCAGCGAAACCCATTTCGATTAATTTACGAGCGACATTTTCTGCGGAATATCCCATATCCGCGAGTATTTCTTGCTATCTAATTTTTTTATATTCTTGCACTTTCGGATTCCTTAATACCTGTGAAGCATTTTTACTATTTTTACGAGCATCACCTTTATCCCCATAAACTTTTATATATGCTCCAACAGGATCATATGGTAAAGAACCCAAAAGAATCTCAACAAAAGTAAGCTGTTGAGGCTGTAATTCAGGTTTTTCCTTAAGTTCGATCATGGTAAAACCTCCTTTCATTATTTTATAAAAAAAGTGCTAATTTGATTATTCGTTTTTGACTCAATAGAATCAATAGAAAGAGAGTCAAAATTGATGCGGGCGGCCCGCGTCTGGTTTATTGATACATGCATATTATGTAAGACTACTTTAGCTTCGTTTTCTATTGTTTCACATTTCCAAAGTTCATCTTCAAAGTAATTCGTATCCATCTCTAGTCCTTTTCTCTTTTGAAGCAAGCGTTTTGGGGGCGAAGCCACCAAAATCGCGCGCAGATTATATTTTATTAGCGTTTTTAGATGCGTGCCCGAAGGGCTAAGCTATCTAAATAGCGTTATTATTATATTATGTGAGCAATTTTTATCTCACATGTGAGCAATTTTTTACTCACTAAGTGAGCAATTTTTTTCTCACTTAATTGTTTTTACTACATTTACTTTAATTGAATCGCTAATAGGCGGATTATCATAGAAGTCCCAAACTTCACTACCATCCGTCCGCTTAATTAAAAATCCGTTATCAATTAAATCCGCCAACGCACTCGTATAAGTCCTACGACTAATTCCCAGCTTTTCTGTTATGTCTTTACTACACAAAAGAAAATGATAACCATTAGCATTAGAAGTTGCATATAAATAAATCTTTAATGCGGTTGGGGTTAAAACTTTCATTGCAATTCTTTCTCCCTATTGACTTCTAATTGAAAGTAAATTATCTTTACTTCCTTTCTCTTGTGTCCTTACTGTTGTCTGGTATGCACCAGTTTGTCTTTCTGCCATTTTAACATCCTCCTAATTTTTCAACTACTACTTTAATTGTAATATTATGTTCATCTTCAAATCTATCTAAAAACTGCTTCAGCGGCTCCCAATATTTCTCAGGAAGATTGCGGTCGCCCGCCAAAACGTGATAGAGAAAGTCCGAACTAATACCGATCTCTTCTGCAACATCTTTATATTTCAGCCCTGATGTTACTTTATTAGTTTTTAATCTCAAAACAAAATCTTGAGTTTCTCTATTGATACACATTATATTAAAAATCCTCCTTACAAATTACAAAAATCTGACCAAAATTTTTATCAAAAAAGGAAGTGGGAGCTGGTCCCCACTTCCTCGATTTCGAATATTCGGAGGATGCCGAAATTCAGTGTACGTATATATTATAAGGAAAAAAAATATGTTAAAGAAAGGACAGGTATCTTTGTATTTCTTTTTTCCTTTTACACTTATATTATACCAAAAATTTTTTCTTTAGTCAAATTTTTGCTCAACTATTTTACTGGGTGTAAGCAAGACCTTTCTCATTAAGAAATAGGCGGGAAGGCGTTACTGTGCGATCTCTATACCCGAGATCCGCACCAGCAATAGCGGCTGAAAAACAGGAATCTACTCTACGTTTCTCAATCTCAAGAGCTCCAGAAACCATCTTAGCGGTAGACCCATTATATTCTTTTAAGTAGTTTAAAATAGCATAACTTGTATCTGTCATCTTTTATCTCCTTATTCTAAAATTGCAAGATTGTTTTTAATGTACTCAATCTGTCTATCTGTATTAGTTTGGAACTTAGTAAGAGTATCCGCAAAATTAACAATAGCATTAGATAATTCAACCTTATCTTTTTCTGGTTCAAAAGGATAACGATAAATCTTTTTGATTCTCTGCTTTTGTTTCGTGCGTTTAATCTTATCTACTAATATGATGTCATCTCCTAGTTGAACATCTTGCGGGAGGCTGCTTAAACTCAGCGCATAACCAGTGATCGGCGCAGAATAATAAGCTAAATACGCTTCAGCCATCATCTTTAGCTGTTGTGCTTCAGTAATATCATTTTGTATGTAATATTTTGGTAAATACTTGTCACAATATTGAAAATTTTCAATTATGCTGCTTCCGTTGTTAATATCAGCAATAGAAAGATTATCTTTTCCAACAGGATACAAAACCGTTGTAAAATCGTAGCTCTGACTTTGTTTCTTTAACAACTGTAAGCGCAGTTCATTAGAAAAATACATACCGCGGTTACCGCCCATATGGTTGTAAACCCTTACCATCTTTGCTTTTGTATCAAAAAAGACTTCAACTCCCCAGTCTTCTCTTAAAATCTTAATGACTTCATATGGAGTTTGATGTAACATGTGATATTCAACTTGATTTTGATAAGTTGATTGATAGTCAAGTTTCCATTCTGTTGTAGCATTAATTGCCGCCTCAAAAGCACCTTGAATATTAGTCCCAATTACATCATAAACAGGAATTAAAGTATGTTTCAATTCTTCAATTTCTGGGTTACAATAGACAGAAATAAATTTATGGTCATTCTAATTGACTTCCTTAATTACATAGTTGTAATCTGTGGTTGTCACATATCCTTCCTCTTGAACAATAGCTAAGTTCTGATCATTCAGCGGAAGTTTAAAGGATAGGGTCTGTAGCCCCGTGTCTAACGAAGCTACAGTACACATATCTTTACATTTATCAATAAGTTTTAAAAACTTTTTATTAGTATCATATATTTTAATCATGCGGTACCCCCTTAGATATATCTAGGTTGATATTCAATGCTAATATTTGCGGTTGCCGCATTTGTAATAGAAATAGTGTTTTCTCCAGGCAGTAATCTAGGAAATTCCCAAGCATCATAGTCTTCAAAAGATGCAACTCCATCTTTAGTAACTGTGCGCTATATCCCATCAATTACTAAAATTGTATTTCTTTTTACTTTTGTTACAATAATTGGCTCATCACTTAAACCGAGAATCTCCATTAACATAACGTCGTCTGGGGGAACAACGGTAAGGCGGCAAGGAGCTGCCGCCGTTCCGTTATTAGTTATTGTGAACGATCCATCATTATCAAAAGCAATCGGAAAATATGTTTTATCAGTATCCATTAAAAACTCCTTTCTTAGATTACCTCTGATACAGCATCTGTAGTATCTATCCAACCAAGATCTTCAGCATACTTCCATGCTTCATCTCTTGTTAAATATTTATTTACAGTAAGTCGATCACCATTTTGAATAGTTACAAGTCTATAAACATCATTTGCAATTGGATTGCTATAAACTTTAAGTAATGGTATTGATACAACATAATTTTTTGTATTTGGATAAGTAGATACATTATTTTCTGTCATATCTTTTTCAATCCACTCTGTTCCAGTCCAATATCTATTCTTATAACTAGCATAAACATGAACCATCTGCTCAGATTGAATATTACCATTTGTTTTTTCACCATCTGGCTCCATAAATCTCGTAACATTAGTCGCAGTATTATGAGTATCTCCTTTTACTGCAACATCCAAATTTTCTGACTTCAAAGTATCTGGATACGTTTCCGCAGCTACTAAAGATACTTTATAACCTTGGAACCAAGCCTTATTATCTGAATACCATAATCCTTCAATTCCATTTTCTGCATCTTCTGTTTTAGCAAAAGCCGGAATTATGACATCTTTATTAAATACATTAATTGTAGAGGCCGTTTCAGAAGGCATTCTAAAGTTTCTGGTGTTATTGTTAAGAACAGTTAAAAATCTATTAATATCGTTCTTATTAAAAGTTAAATTATTATCCATAGAAGAATTTGTTATTGAATAATCAATTCTTTCTCCTAATGGGGTAATAATTGGAGGCGTTAATATTGTGGCGATTTCATTTCCACTAGCATTAATCGGATGATAAATTGCGGGGAAGAAGATCTCACCTGTTAAAATATCAACTAAACAATTTTCTTTAATTTTTCGTCCATTAAAAACATAACCTTTAGGTAATGGAATAATAAAATTCTGTAAGAAATAATTTCTCCAAGTTTTTAATGAATATAAAGTTCGTTTTGTATTATTAACATCTGCTCCTAAAATACCATTATAATAACGAGTAAACGGCACTTGATTAGATGTATAATGTGCTGCAGTTTTTGGTGTTCTAAAACCTATATAACTGTCTTGCTCTGTATAATCAGTGTACTTACCAGTATAAGGGTTATAGCTTCGACCATACTCTCCATTTTCTACAGCTTTATCATTTGGCCAGAACCAATATAATTCGGCAGTTTCAGGATTTAAATTTTTCTTTAATTTAATTAACGCAGCATCTTTATTATAGCTAGGTCTTACTCCGTAGTATCCAGAAGAATAATTATTTAAATCATTTTTATAAGCAAATACTAAACTAGCTTCTCTCTTATTAGACACATTTAAGATATAATAATTATCTTCACTAACTGGTATCTACATTAAAGTTATTGGGTCTATAGACATTCCAGATGGATATTTTGCAGGGTCTGCAATCCAGTTCCAATTGTTCCAATTGTTTTCAGTTTGCTCTTCTGGTATCCAGTTTGCAGCTATTTCATAATCCCAAAGTCCAGCATTTTTTGCCTTCGGTGCAATACAGAAATTATCCATATTAATATATGCCTAAACAAAAGAACCATACGGGAAGGTTGCTTTATATCTGCCATACTTCGGGAGATATAAAATTGTTTGAGTACCAGTTGTAATTAATTCCTCAAAAGTAAAATATACATCATCATTGTCATAAGATCGTGGATTCCATAAGAATATACCATCTTCATAATCCTCAGAAGGTTTATAAAGATTTTTATCTATATCAAAGAAATCCCATGTTAATGTAATAGGCGTATCTTTATAAATAGTTGGATTAATTGGTTTTGTATAATCTGGACTTACAATTACTTCACTTATAATATTTAAATCTTGCTCTCTAATATATCCAGTAGTATCATTATAGGTAATTTGATACCAATAATTATTGTGATCATCTTTTTCTTTTGGAAGTTCAAGAGTAAAATGAACATTATCTGCAAAAGTATAATAAACTCCACTGGTTTCGTCTGGGCTAGAATAGAAATTAATTTCTCCAACAGAGACTGCTTCACCTGGAGTTATAATTTGTTCGTATTGCCAGCTAGTACCTATAAAGGTTGGCCAATCAGGATTCCAATCACTAATACTGCAAGAAAATGCGGTTCTGCCAATTTCAGCATTACGGAAGCTTCGTTGAGTAGAGACTTTAAATGGACCAAAATCAATAAGTTTTACGTTATTTTTTCTAATCCATCCATTTTCAAGTTGATAAACATTATTTTCAAAATCCATTATTGTAAATTCTGTGCCAATAGTAATGGTATCAATTACCTAATTATTATCATTATAAACCGAAATATCTTTTAATGCTATTGCAGTTCCATAATAATCTCCTGTTGGAATAATTGAGCCACTATGAATAATTTCAAGTCCTTCCGGCAAGGAAACACCTGCGGCCCCTCTCGTTCCATAATTATTTACAACTTCACCATTATAATCAGAAATTTGCTGTCTTAAGTCTGGAAGACTCTCGAATTTATAAACTCCCTTATTATAGTCCTCATATTGAAGCACAGTTGGAACAAATTTTTCAATTAATTTAACAACTTGATGAGGTTCAATTCGTCCCATCGACTGTCCGCCCCTAGTGTAAGCATAAACGACATTATCCGTCATGTTTTGTACTAATGGATAGTCTATGTCAAGAACAGACTGTCTAGTAATAGTGTAATTATCCTCAATATCTATAAAACCATCTTCGGTTTCTAATATATCAGGATTTAATGCGTTTGAGCCATAGAAGATAAATGAATCACCTTCATTATAAGCACCTTTTTGCTCTGTCTTATTAGCATCATTATATATTACAATTCTTTCATTTGCGGTAGCTCGACCTGAAGCGGTTTCATTTGTAATATATGTATCTTTATGATAATGTACATTATAAACATAAATCGTCTCAGGATTTACAATATCCATATGATGAGCCGCGCTTAATAAATTGTGTGTTAAATTGCCATTATATGTAGTATAAGCATCTTCATGGTATCTCATTTTATATTTATTTAAATTAATTCCTAAATCTTCCCAACTTGAAATTTGAGACCAATTTGAAATTTCATCTAAATGTAAGACCCTTGAAGCTATTGCATTATATAATCTACCTGCCTGATCAAACGAAATATCTTGAGTTTTTAACCAAGAAGCGTACTCAGGACAATAGCACCATAATCTATCAATAGTCATCTTAGTAATGGTAATAGATTCAGCATAAGGAATTGTTACTAATGCTTTTTGATTTTCATCATAAGCAGGATTGCGGCCAGGACCAACTACAGGATGAGTTTTAGAAAGCATAATCCAACCTTTAGGATATTCTCTTAAACGTCCCCATCCGCGCTTTTCTTCAATAATAGTATATCTACCTTTATCGACAATTTCTGCTAAAATATTGTAAATACGACCAGGTCCTTTATGAACGCCTAAATAGTTTACATCAACATCAACTTGATAAGCAATAAAGTAATCTTGTTTTTCATCCTCATAAAGTGCAGTATGATAATGATTCAAATATTTAATTGCACCATTTGGATTCAATACTTTAGCATCTAATTCACAATTTAGATAATTTACATTATCAGGATTAAGAGTAATTAAATTATTATCATATGCTCCACCGCGATACCAGTTTACATAAAATAGTTCTGGTTTTTCTTCTGCTGTATATTCATCATAAATAACAACAGGTGAAGGAGCATCAATAAAGGCTTTAATATCACTATCGGTAAGAATTGATTCATTAAATACAATTCGACCAGGTTTATAATCATTTGATGCATATAAATCAACATCTAATCCAAGGTCTTCTAACGTTTCTGCATCTTTTATATCTTGAAGTGTATAAAAAATATCCTTTGAACCAACTCTTGTATTACCTCTGTAATATTCAACTGTTTTTGTAAAAGTTAAAAGTTTATAATAAATATTTGCAGCACCATTTTCAAACATATTCTTTAAATAGTCTGCTGTAATTTGATCCCCAATTGTTCCCCATTGACCATATCTAACAGTGTCTACTAACAAATGTGTATTAGGATCATAAAATGCATTTTCAAAAGCATGAAAATCTAAATCAACATCAAATTCACCATCATGATGAAACTCGTCAGGTTTAAAATCATTAATTCTTAAAATATCATATAATGTTTCATTCGCTTCTCTTGAATAAAGAGGAATTGTAACATATTGATTTCCTAAGAAATTATTATTTTCATCATAATAATTAACAATAATTTTTCCCCATTGAGTCCAGTCATCACAAACATGTAAAGGATTTATTTTTTCAGGCGGGACTGTTTTTGTAATTGTATCAATATTTCTCCAATCTCTTGTAGAATCTATAGATAAACTTTCATATGTTCCACCCTAATTCGCATTACCAAAGAAAATTTCAGTTACCCTATCGAACATACCATTTGCAGGAATGGTGTAATCATATATTTGTTCACCTTGCTCAACAGGAACCAAATCTCTGACAAGACGATCTTGATCCCAAATTTTTAAATGCCAAACCGCTAATCTCGCGGGAATTGGGAAAGTATCAATACCCATACCAGCATAAGCTACTGCAATGGTTTTTGACTGCTTTTGAACATCCCAACCTTGATGGCCAGTTTCACCTGTTCCAGTTTGTTGACCGCTTCCGTTTCCACCTTCTACTTTTGGAATCAAAATATAAGTTTCAATAACAATTTCTTTAGTGAATCCTGTTGTATATGGGTTATTAGCTAACATACTGGATAAACCAATCATATGTCTAGCGCCTTTACCAGAAAGAACACCTAAAGCTCTAAACGGTTTCCAGTTAATCTTTCCACTATTAGGATTTCTTGTGATACCAAGAGTTAAGCTACCTTTTGGTCTAGTCCTCTTTTCCCATACATCAATATCTTGATCCTCTAAATTTCTATATTTAGGATGCATTGAATTAGTATAATCATATGATTCTACATAATTATGATAAGCATCAATTGTCATGGTTAAAGGATTTCCAGCAACAATTCTTTGATCTTCTCCAAAATTAGTAACAGAAGAAGCGGATGTAAAAAGAATTCCTCCAATATTAAATGGCGTTTTCTTTAATCCATCTTCATCATCAGGTATTTTAACTTTAACTGCTGGAGATTCTGTGCTATTTTTAATGACTCCCATATAATCCATATTTGGATAAACTTTATACCCATCATCATTAACAATAGAATATTGCTTGTAGATATTAATGTCATTTAAATCTTCATCTTGTGTAAAAGCGATACCTCGTCTAAATTCTCCAGTTAATTCTCTAACAGATTCAACATCACCATTATTATAAATTCCACTTCCAGAATAATAACCTGGATGAGAATGATATGTATGACCATCTACTGTTTGAATTTCTCCAAGCTATCCAGCAACATCAAAACCAGCATGAGCTGTATGCCCAACATAACGGAAATTTCCATCTTGTTGTTTTAAATATGTTGTATATTCAATGCTGTTTTCTGTTCCCATATATTGACGAGTTAACAATAAATCTTGAGCATCATAGTAGCCAAAAAATCCTGCAAAGTCATCGCCTTCAATAGAATAAGTACTAACGATAGGAGTATCAATACCTGCATTATAGCAATATGCTTTAATTTCTGATCTTAATCTTCCAATTTCTTTTGGTGTATATCCTAAATCTAAATAAGGTGTGGTAACATTTTCAAAAGGATGATGTTGTTGCATTGCGGCGACTTGATATACGTCTATTCCAGCCCAACCTAAAGGAGTTTCTTGACCTCCGTTATCGGTTTCCTGTGTATCAAACCATAAAATCTTGCTAGGCCAATCTGCATCATCCGGATCATGTGGCTCTTCTTTTGTTTCATAAATAATATCTATATGACCAGTTTCAACTAAAGTTTTAAATGTATACCAAGCTGCTGGATTTGCAAGTTGTCCGCCCCAACAAATAATCGGTTTAAATTGATTTATATATACATTTGGCAATTCATCAACAATTTGGAATTGCTCTCCATCTGGCCAGTCATCAATTTGAACACTCCATGTGGATGTAGCAATTAAATTATCTTCATCAACCTCATCAGTATAATATCTGACTTCAAGCGGGAATGGTAATGGTTGATAAACAACTTTATATTCTTCTTTTAGATCATCTGGCGCGGTCAACATTTCATCTTGTAAATACCACTCATATGGAATACCATTCATATAGAATTCAACATTCTCGACTCCTGAAGCTGGTTTATATTTATTAAAATTAATAAATTTTTCTACAAAAACGCCATCAACAAATTGTGTTTCATCAAGAGAAAGAGTTTCAGTTCCTACTAAATCATAATCATTTAAAGGATTAAGTGGAGTAATACCAAAACGCTTTCTATAATACTTAATTGTAGTATTATAAATCTTAGGATTTTCAACTTCTGTATAAACAATAGTATAAGGTGAATTATTTAAAATTCTTCTTAATGTTACTTTTGTATCATTATATTCATACGTTGCTTTATAATTTGTTGGTTTATATTTCTGGATTGGAATAAGTTGACCAAAAGTAGGCACTTGATAAAAATCTTTTTCAGATAAACTAATTTCATCTTCTGCAATTAAGTTTTCTGTGGTCGCCTCGTCTTTATAATAACGAACTATAATACTATAGTTTGTAGTTTTATAGTCAACCCTAAATGAAAAATTATTTACTTTTTCAAATGTTATTTCGCCAAGCTCTGCAAGGTTTGTGATAACACCACTTCCACAATATTGCGGTTGGAAGTCATCCATAAATAAACCAGTATCTTCAACCCAGTTTTTGTCATCTAAGAAATCACTTTTTCTAAAATAGTAAGTAGATGTATTAAATAATACATTATCTTTATAATAATTTACAAAGCACTTACCAATTTTATGAGCAGGATTGTCATCAGCAACATCTGGATCATCAATAATATTAAAACTGTTTAATTCTCTTGCGTCTTCAAAGAATGTTTGAGTAACTTTATCATATAAACAGTTGCTTGGAGCTAATTTATCTCCAATTAAATCATAAAATGCAACAGGAATGAAATCACGAATTAAAGTTCCATCATAATAAATCTTACAACTTCTAATTCCTACTCCTGCGATACCACCTCTATAGTAACCATTGTAGTCGCATCCAAATAAATAAAGCGGTACATCCATGCGGGCGGTATTAGATTGTACTAAATGAGTAAATGTTAATGTTCCATAACTATATCCATCTCTTGTTGAAGCTGAAATTCCAGTATTAGAACTAAAGCCTTCAGAAGCAGACTCTTCAATTACAAGATCTGGTGTACCATAACCTGCATTAACTCTAAACTCATTAACGTTTGTAATTTCACTTTCCGCTCTAAATTTAGTATTATTTCGATACTTAATATAATAGCTACTACTCGGAGAAACCGCACCAAATAAATAAGCATCTTGAACATTAACATTATAAAGCGGTTCAGTTTCAAATACTCTATAAGTATTAACCAGCACACTTAATTTACTTACATCTTCACAAGTAACACCTGTATTAATATAAGCATGATTCATTGTCCATGTTGGATAAAGACGTTCATAATCTCCCATATCATTATGCTGTAAAAACAAAATTCTATGAGGATAATCTATTGCGTCAGGATCATCTGGTTCAGCATTTGACATATATAAAACATTGATACTTTCTAATGCTCTTAATGATGCAAAATTGACTGGCCCAGTATAAAGAACCTCTCCATCGCCGCAATAACTAGGTTTAAATCCATTAATATTTAATCCTAAATCTACTAAAGTAGTATCAACGCCAAAACTTAAAACGGTATAACGTAAAGAATCAGAACCAATCCAGTTCTCATCAGCTACTTCATCTGAATAATATCTAACAGGAGTTGAATATTGAGAAGCCATATAAAGAACATTATAAGCTCCTTGTAATTCATCAAAAGTAAATACAGCTGAAGATGAAACTCCATCAATAATTCCTGCATCGTAATATTCTGGACGATAAGCGTTTAAATCAAATAAGTCTGGGAGTGTTACACCTCCACCAACTTGAGACTCTTCAATAGTAATGATTGAAGTATTGATAACACTATAAGCAGAAGCTAATTCTTGCTTATAACGAATAACAATACTTTTTGTTTTAACTGCCTCAACTTCTTTATAAGAAATTTTAATCGGCGCATTTGCGAGCAATGTTCCTAAATCAACAACTCCACCATAAGACTCATTTTCATCAAAAATATACCCTTCCGAACGGAATGCATTAATATCAATAATCTGAGCTAATGCTGGATTACTTAAAAACATCGGCGCATTAATTGTAAATGTACGAGTGCCAATCAAAGCATCATCTTGATAATATTCTACGGCTAAATCAAAATCTTTCGCGCTATAGAATACCTGTAAAACGCCAATATTAATTAAATCATCAAAAGAAGTAATTGATTCTGAGACATTATATAATTTACCACTATTATATTCTGCAGTTAAGTATTTATCTAAATCTATACCAATATCATCTAAAATATTTTCTGAATTTTCATAAGCAGTCTTATATTTAACATTATAAATATGAGATGTAATTCTACTCCAAGTTGGATAAGAACCATAATAATATTCTACATAAATTCTGTTTTCTGTTAATTCATATTGAACATTTAATGATGCGGGAAGATTTTCAAAACTTAATTCATTATCAATGTTAAAATTAACAATATTGCCTGAATTATAATATTTTTGTGGTTTATATAAATCAACACTAATAAGATTTGTAATTTTTGCTCCAGGAACAATGTCACTTTCTTTTACAATAAAAGATGAAGCATTAACAAAAGTAAAATTCCCATTATCATCTTCTTTTGAATAATTAACTGTGATTTGTTTACTTTGTTCATTCGCAATTAATTCATAGCGGATGGTTAATCTATTTAAACTAATTACTCCTTCAAAAGTAAAAGGAATAAATAAGCCACTATTAAAATCAGTTAAAACTCTATATCCATTTGGTTTAATTGAAGCAAAGTCAATTAAATCTCCAAGGCTAGTAGCTTCATCGATTTGAGATTTTGTAAATACAAGGGTTCCATCCTCAACCCAAGTATATTCTCCATCTTCTTCGGCTTGACGATAAAAAACAACTTCTTTTTGATAAAGAATTGGCGCATAATTTATAATTAAAGTACCAATATCTTTTAAATTAACAAAAGTTAATTCTTTATTATTAAAATTTGTAACAGCACCGCCCTGAAAATAATCTGGTTTATATTTATCAATATTAATTCCAAGAGAAGTAAATGTAGTATTTTCATTAAACTGAGAAGCCTTAATCATAACTTCATCAGATGCTAAAAGAACATTACCTTCTTTATAATATAAAACCTTTAACTTAAAATAATCAGTAGCAACGCTATCAGTAGTGTAAACCTCTGTTGCCCCTTTTGCATAATCACTTCGTAGATTGAATGTTAAAATAAAATTCCCATTTTTTAATCTACTTTGGGTGGCGGGACCACGCATTGTAACATCAAAAATTAAATCAATATCATCAAAAATGATACTTGCTTTCTTTAACATTGATGTCAATTTGCTCATAACTAAGAAGGCTTCAGATTCATCGTTCTTTAAAACTAAGAACTTTAATTGAATGTTTTTAAATTTATCTTGCTGTCTTATAAAAGTGGGTTGAATATCTCCTTCTAACCACTCTTGTGAAGTATCTACACTATTACTTTCTAAAATTCGATCATAAAGCTGAATACCTAAGACAGACAGATCTACACCATTAATTAGCATTAATTGCCTCCTCTTCTTTGAACTTCTAATCCAATGTTGTTTAATAAATCATTCATTGTATCTTCATTTTCAAAAGAAAATCTGTCACTAAATCTGACCTCTGAACCCAAATTAAAATTATCGCCTACTGATTCATTACTTTGTTCAATCTAGTCGGCGATTCTATTTTGGACGAGCTGATCTGTATTTAAAATGTTGTTTACATTCATTTATTCTCCTCCAATATATTAAGGTCTTTAAAAGTCTTTGCCCTCTCTTCAAGAGAAGATTTAGAATAACCAAGGTCTTCTAATAAAACAAACGGTGCGGCGTTCTTGTTAAACGCTTCCCTCACAGCTAATATATTACAATTAGTTTCTAATTCTACCCTCTTTAAATATCCCTCATATGCTAATTCTGCCTCGTAAGGAGTCATCTAATAAAACTCTGATGGCTGTACCCCAACCTTACCAACCAAAATAGAATATAAACTCTCAACTTGAGAAGAGTCAATTTGAAGAATATGAGATTTCACTTCCTCAAACGACCCTTCCAAATTGAAAGAATTAAAAAGAGATAAAAGGATTAAATTAACTGCATCGGGGCAAGCGGCATAAACTTGCTCCCAATCTGTTTTCTTATTTATGGATAAATAAAACAACCATTTTAGAAGACTTTCTTGATCTTCTACATTCTATAAAAAATCTTGCAATTGGGTTAGCCATTTCAGACCAAATTTGAAGAAATAAATTTGTCCATTTATTTCTTTACTAATCATTGTAAAGCTCCTACCCCCAATAGCGTAATTGAATAAGTATATGCTTTATTAAATGTAGCATTGATAGGCATCCTAGTAATCAGCGCTTGTCCAGTATATTCTTTAAAATTATCTGTAAGTTTTACAGAAACTTTAGTTCCATTCTGAAATGCGGTTTCCAGTAAATTCCATGCCTATTGGTCTTTAATAAACATTCCGTTACACGTTAAAGACCAGCTCTTTAAACCAGCGATACTTTCTTCCCAATCTCCAGTAATTTTATTTGTAATCTTAATCGGAGACATTTGGCGGTTCAGGGTGCAATTCTCCTGACCGCCGATCACCTCCTATCCAATATAAAGGACAGCGTCTACGCCTTTATGTGAAGGTTTCACCATGTTCATGTTTTTACCTCCTCACCAGTACAATAGAAAGTCAATGAAATAATTCCATGCTTTCTAACGACTCCTGTTGATTTATCATCGAGTATGCGGAAACCGCTTTCTCTTGCGTAAGTTACGCCATCTATCTCATAAAATTGTTCTAAAGCATCAAAGATTTTAGATTCCATATTCAAGATTTCTTTCTCTCCATCATAATCAGAAAAGATATGAACCTGATAACGAATCGTATATTGAAAAGTTCCTTGATACTTATCTCTTGTTACTGTTGATAAGCGAATTTGAATACGTGGGTAATCTCCTTCTTCAACAGCAGCCGCATTATCAACAATTTGATTTTCATAATTACTAGAGAGTACCTCAAATAATTTATCTTTAATTTTATTTATCATGTTACTCTCCTTTAAATAATTTCTACGAAGCTATCGAAGTTTCCTCCTGCTCCTCCTCCAGATGAACCGCCGCCGTAGGTAATTTGCGTTCCTCCTGAAAGCATATCCCCAAGGATATTCAACATACCAATAAAGACGGCGCCAAGTAAAGCTCCAAGAAAACCACCGAAACCCATACCAAAACCTCCCTCAGCGCCACCTTGGCTTGCTCCCATAGCATCTAATCTTGCTTCAGCTTCATCCATAGCATCTAAAACTGCCTGTTGGAAAGCATCTGATGTTTCTCCCCAAGCATATTCAAGAGCTGGAATAAAATAAGGCTGTGCGGCCATCTTCCATGTGCCAAACTCTACATACTAAGCATAATGTGCGGAAGCCTCCGCAGTTATACTCCAATCATCTGAAGAAGCAGAAATGGTTGATTGCAAATATCCTGTATCAACAGGAACAAGATCAGTGGCATAACTGTAGAAAGCATCTGCAAATGCGGCGAACGCATCGCTATAATCTACTTGCACAGTGACCTCAACATCCTGATCGTTCCAAGGAACATCGTTTTCCCCATTTGAATCAGAATCAACTTCGATAGTTCCAGAGGCAGTTACCTCTTCAATTAACTATAAGTCATCTCCTGTGATAGTTGCAATCAGTCCCATTATTCTTCAATATCCTCTTCATTAACTTCTATATAATTCTCAGGTTTGTCCATACGCCCCATCCGCAAAGAAGGGGTATATAAATGAACCTGTGTTACTACTTTATCTTCATCTAATGCATAACGAGGCTCTTTAAAATCTAAGAGTTTTCCTTCATCTGCATAGATTGTTCTATCAACCACTCTCATGTTAAGCCTCCTCTTTAATACGTTGCAGTAAGTACATAAGACCAACTCATTGAATAACTGCTACTTCGATAACAATAATAAATTTTTGTACCAACTATTACTACATAAAGTTGATTTTGATTTGATGATAAACCACTATATTTTATCAAAGGTATTATTCTATTATTATCATAAGCATCTGCAATTTGCGCTGCTGTCAACCCCGATATACTAGGAGATGGATTAGCCCATCCTAACTATTTATAAGAATAAAATCCTCCAGTTGGCTTTACAGCTAGCATACTAGCATCAGAACAATACATACAAAGTAAAGCTGCCATTACATCCTATTCATTTTGTATTGTGCTATTATAATCATGTAAATCAAAATACTTCGAACTATAACTTTGACGATCAAATCCAAAAGATTTTGGTATCGGGGCAGTTCCTCCACCGCCTCCACCAGAAGAAACATTTACAATCGCTTCAGCTTTATCAGTGACGTCATAAGTTCCATTCTCTGTGATTTCTAATGATCCCGTTGAAGGATTAGGAACATTTATTGTAAGGTTTACAGCACTCAATCCATCATAATTAGAATCAGGTGTTATTGTCTAAGAACCATTTTGCGAAATTGTAGTTGTCTTTGCTTGTAAATTAGGTGAAACACTAACAATCGCAGATGCTTTATCAGTAACATCATATGTTCCATTCGTAGAAATATTTAAAGAACCCTCTGGAATATTCCAGTAATCTTCAATATTATTTGTTATATCTGAAATAGAATATGGAATTGGTTTTTGAACTTCTTGAGTATCAGTATCTATTGAACATGTAATCCCATTATTAGTAACAGGAAAATTAGAAGAAATTAATTTAATAGGATTTCCATTTTCATCTTTTAATAAAACTTTCACTCCTTTAACAGAAGCAAATTGTGCCCTAGTATATTTATTCGTAGCTTGAAACCATATTCGAAGATGAGATTCTGGAGTATCAAAAGTGCAAGTAACTTTCTGCAAAGTCGTAGAATTATTTTCTAAAGAAATCTATTGTGAATTAACAATTATTTTACAAGTCATAGAATACCAATAAAAATAACCTTCTATTTCTACTTGAGAAACAGGTTTTTCTACATAATTAGCATAGGTTGCAGAAGAAGGAAAAGAAACTAATTCCTTTTGCCAGGTTCCGTTTGACAAATTAGATTCATAATCACTTACTGCAATATAGTCTACATTTTCGGTATCCGTATAATATCCTTTTCCTTCAGGATAAACAATATCACCTGTTTGCGGGTCAGTTGTAGCCTCTCCAACTCCAAGTTTACCTCTCACAGCATCAGCAATTCCCGTTAGAGAGCTTTTATTAATTAAGTATTTACCGTCACTCATCAAAACTCTCCTTCCTCAGCCATAGGGAATGAAACTGAAATTACGCCATTTGTAATATCAATTCCAGTACCAGCGGTGTATGTTCCTGCAGCGCCACCTTCACCATCCATTACATCAAAATTAGTATTTCTAACATCACCGCTTCCATAATTAAAAGCAACATTGTGACCACCAGTAATTTCAGTAACTGTTACAGTAGGAGTAATACCATCTGTACCATTAGTTCCGTTTGTACCATTTGTTCCTGCGGGACCTTGTGGCCCTGTTAATGCTTCTAATTGGGCAGGTGTAAAATCTTCATAGGTAAACGCAGCGCCTGTTTCACCTGTATCACCTTTAGGACCTTGCGGACCTGTATCTCCTTTAGGTCCTTGCTAACCAGTATCGCCTTTTAAACCTTGAGGACCTTGTTCTCCCTGCGGTCCGGTTGCTCCAGTAGCACCATCTTGACCATTTGTTAAATCAACTTCGGTAGTTCCAACTATATCAGTAATAGCTAAATGATACCCATTGCTTGTTTGTGTCACAACAACAGAAGGTGAAAAACCATTATTACCAGTGTCACCTTTTGGTCCTTGTTCACCCTGCGGTCCTTGAATACCCTGAATACCTTGTGGTCCCTGCGGGCCAGTAGCACCAGTCTATCCAGTATCACCTTTAGGTCCTTGCGGTCCTGTATCTCCGGTGTCACCCTTATCACCTTTATCACCCTTTAATCCTGCTTTTTGTTCAGGAGTTAAATCTTCAAAAGTCATGGTTCCATCTGCACCCTTTGGTCCAGTTTCACCTTGTGGTCCCTGCGGACCTTGAATACCTTGTGGTCCTTGAGGACCAGTTAAAGCGGCGAGCTGCTCTGCGGTAAAGTCTGCATAAGTAAAGGCATCGCCTTTTGGACCCTGAGGTCCAGTCTCACCAGTATCTCCCTTAGGCCCCTGTGGACCAGTCTAACCAGTATCACCTTTATCGCCTTTGTCTCCTTTTGGGCCTTGGATACCTTGAATACCCTGTTCACCCTGAGGACCAGTTGCACCGGTGTCACCTTTGTCTCCCTTTTCTCCTTGTGGACCCTGAATACCTTGGATACCCTGATCACCAGTCGCACCCTTCTCTCCACGAGGTCCTTGAGGACCAGTGTCGCCTTTATCACCCTTATCACCCTTAGGCCCTTGCAGACCTTGAGGACCAGTCAGAGCCTCTAATTGGGCAGGTGTAAAATCTGAGTAAGTAAACGGGTCACCTTTCTGACCTTGAGCACCAGTCTAACCTTTTTCACCCTGAGGACCAGTTTCACCAGGGTCTCCCTTTGGACCGGTCTCACCAGTTTCACCTTTTAATGAAGCTAACCATTCAGTAGCAGTTCCTTCATAACCATTTTTCTTAGCAACTTCATACGCGCTAAGACCATCACCTACAATACGGACATAGGCAATTTCTTTACCATTATTTTCCGCTTGTGTCGGGGTAATATGTTTTAACGTAGAAAGCGTTGCTTTAATACTCTCATTTGCCATTAATATGTTACCCCCTCAATTATTTTTAACTTGGCTGGACCCACAATAGTATCAACTAAACCATCGTGAGTATTTAATTGTATATCATAATAATAAGAACCCTTATCAAGATTTGTATCTTCTGTATCTAAGAAAATTACCGCCAAGCCTTCATCAAATTCTGTAATTCTCTTTTGTACAAGAGGGTTCTGTGATTCTTTCTCTTTCGCAACAGTAAAAGTAAGAATATCGCCATCCATTAATTCATAATTATCAAGAGAGATAGAAAAATAGGCGGTATCCTTCTTTACAATCGTGATTGTATTATTCTCATCAACTGTATACATGTGTTGTTACTCCTTCTCTTCAACTAGTATAGAGTACACCATGCGGCAACGCGGAGCCGAAAATCTCACAGCATAGCTCTTATCTCTAAATATATATTTAGTTCCCTTTTGAAGTTCTTCCCAAGAGAAAACGATAAGAACTTGTTCTCCATTAACCCCATACTGCCCTGCGATCTCTGGATCAGCATTTAAAGAAGCGTTACATTCAATTTCTCTAATTTGGGGTTCTCCAATGCGGATGCGGCCACCACTGCCGTCTGACTCATACTGTTGAGTTTTTACAATGAGTTTTTCCCGCATTACCATATTATATACACCTAATCTTTCTATTTTTGATAAGGGCGGATATAATATTAGAACTATATCCGTCTTTATAATGTTCATTAACGCCAGAACCAGAGACTGAGGATAAACCCTCAGTCCCTCTGGCATTGTATCGTTCGATAACCATACTAATTACTGCGGAATCTAATTTAGAATCATATTCAGGGAGATTGCAGAAATCTACTGCCTCATTTTTGCAAAGGCTAATTAAAAGATTGATTAAATCATCTTTACTTTCATCTTCCTCTGCAATCCCTAATAACATCTTAATTTTTTCTAACATAATTAGACTCCTTTATTAGTTTATTTCATCATTTTGCTGTAGTAATCTTTACAACCTTAGTAGCATCAGTAAGAGCAACGAGAGCAACTTTACGAGCGAATACTTTGTTATTACGAGTGTTGGCGTCTCTTTCCTGCTCAATTTCAGAACCTTTCTTAATGAACAGAGTAACAGCTTCGTTGTTAGCAAGGAAAGCAGTCTTTGCAGGAACAGCCTTAGAAACGATTACAGGAACACCGCAAACAGAACCGATATAACCAGTTCTAGCGAAATCCTCAACGTATTTAAGGTCATCACCAAGAGCTTTTCTCACAGCCGCTTTGTCAGCAACATTGATAAGTAAGAAGTAACCCTTCTCATCTTCAACGCCGAGCTTAGCAATAGCATCAACAACAGCATCAAAATTAAGACCATTAGTAGAAGCATCAAGAGTAAGAGTAGCCTTACCAAATTCTGCAATAGCCTTAGCTGTAAAGTCATTAGTCATACGAGTAGCAAGACCATAAAGACCAGCATCAACAACCATCGGGTCTTTCATTTCCTGTTCATCATAGTACTGGAATCTACCCTGAGTCACACCAACGGTGTAGTTTTGAGGTGTGAAAGTAACTTCGATGTCCTCGCTATTTCCTTCACCCATCGCAAGATCTTCCACATCACCAGTAGAGGTATAAACATGAATAGTCTTAGTCATACCAGCGTTTTCAGTAAGGGAAGTATCAACTGTCATATAATTTTGAAGATTTACACTTGTAGTAAGTAAATCTTCGAGTTTGTTCTCTAATACAAAATTTGCATAAACTGTATGTGCCATAATATATATTCTCCTTTAAATTTATCGAGCCGTCATTTGTTTATACAGCTCTGGGTTAGTTTTATATAGTTCAGCTTGCTGTGACACTGTAAGTTTTGCGAACTGTTCTTTAGTCATACCTGTTTGTGATACCGAACTCCCCTTTGGAGCGGGAGCCGCTAATCTAGCATTTACAGCGTCAGCAAGTGCGGCCTTCCATGCTTTTTCAAAATCATTAATATTTGTCATCATAGTTTCAGCATCTTCAGCCACGATATAATCTACAAATTGTACTGGCAGCCCTCTATCCGCTAAAACCTTGGAAGCACTTAACTTATTCTGAGTAAGTGCAAATTCTTTTTCTTTAGCTTCGAGTTCTGCAACTCTCTTTTGAAATTCATATTCTTTTTTCTGAGCCTCATCCATGTCTCTAAGCTTCTCAGCTTCAGCGCGCTCATTTTCGAATTTCTGCTGTTGTTTCTTAAGAGCGGATGTTACTCGTCTATCAGTCTCCTGTTGCAGAAGTTTATCAACTTCTTCTTGTGTATATGTTTTTACTTCCTGGTTCTCTTCTGCCCCAGTCTCAACTGTTACTTTATTTTCTTCCATAATTTATCTCCTTTAAAAGTTCGTATTCTTTAGTACGCCCTTGTAATAAAAATTAAAGAGTTACCGAAGTCCCTCAATGTTTATAAAAATACTCTTAGATGAGTTATTCAATTTTGTCTTCGAATCTCCAAATATATCCTTTATAAGTCTATTTTGAATCATTGTTCAGAACAACAGAAAGACTCTATGCCCTTCCATCTTCAATAGAAAGAGCAGCTTTTACTATTGTATCGAATCTTTCTAACTCATGCCCACCTAAATCATATTTTACTATATCTTTACCTTTATTCTTTTTGTATGTCGCGGAATGGCGCGCTTGCGCCGATCCATAACTAGTATTATAAGAACGTGTACACCACTCAAGATTATCCACCGAATTATTTAATCTATCTTCATCAATATGATTAACATCAGTGTATTCCTCTTTTTCTTTTGGTATAAACGCTTCTGCAACTAATCTATGAACAAAAAACTGTTTAGTCTAATATGGTGCAGAGGTTAATCGCACCTTATAATATCCTTTGCCGCCGCCTAGATTAACATATGGTTTTAATGTGCGGCCAGTCTTTATATTCCTGACCTATCCTTTGTTACTTACTTCATAGTTGGGAAAATCTTTAATTCCCTTCCAAACTGTTTCCATATTTTTTCTCCTTTCAAACCTCTTTACTATATATAAAAAGTAGAAGGAGAAAATTATCAAAATCTGACCAAAAATTTTTTATTCTTTTTCAAATTCAACATAAGAACAAAAGGAACAAGCACAATTAGGATGATAAGGCGGCAAATCATCTCCAATTATTGCGTCCCTTAGTGGAATGGCTTCACCTACATAATCTAAGCAAAT